TCGGATTCTATGGTTCATTTGCTTCGCCGCTTGAATTCTGTGTATCGCACGACAATCATCACAAGTATCATGACACTCAGAAGGATCCGCATCCTTACCATTTGCAAGGTTGGAAAATACTTTTTCCAATTCTTTGGAATAATGACACGAATCAAATAAATTTGAAAACAACAGTCAGACTGATTCGTAATAAGATTACCAATTTCTTCTATGAAAAATACTGGATTTTGTTATTCTTACCGTTTCTATTGTTATTCATATCGTTACCAGCATACTTGTTTATTTACATTGTTCCTGCTACATTGTCGATATGGTCCACAGGAATCGCATCTCTAAATCATGATAAAAACGGTCCAAAAGATATGGGATTTTGGTACGGAATTATCAGTGGTGGAGAACATATGCATAAACAACACCACGAACAACCATTTGATACAAGCAAAGAAGGTTGGATAAATACCATCGCAGACATAATAGCTACAAAGAGAGTTAAGATATGAATATTGTTTATACTGTTATAAATGATTTGTCAGAAATAGATTTTGATGACTTGTATGAAAGATCAAAGGATGCTATTGATGCGAATTGGCCGGAAAATTCTACATTAACTGACGCCGAACGAAAAACCAACATGCGCACATTAATTGAAAGCGGAATTAATAATGAGTGGCCAGGATTAAATCCTCATGGCGCAAATGATACTTATATTATGATAAGAGCTTTTGATACTGTAGCTGGAAAAGATATGGGATTTGTAAGCGGGTTTATCCTTGAAAATGGAACATTAGATGGCAGACATTCACTCACTGCTCCGGATGAAAACGGTTCTAGAAATTACGTTTTTAATCAAGAAAATGTAACAGCCAAAAATAATTTTAATATTGAAATTGGTATAACTAAACATTTGTATAGAAATATTCCTGCAAATTCAATCTTTCATAGAACTTTGCGTATGCGAGCAAACGCAGCAAACTATGAACTTTTAGAAGACGTAGATTCTCCAACGCACGGGCCAAATTTTAGAAATATATTAATACAATTAAATCTATGAAGTTTTTATTGAATGTAGGAGCCGAGAAATCTGGCACTACTTGGTTATATGAGTATTTTAAAGAACACCCAGATTTCTATGATATGGGAAAAGAACTGAATATTATTCAGAGAGACGATTTAGTTCCTGTCTTAGAAGATGTAAGCGAATATAGAAAAGACATAGAGTCTTTTTTTCGGGCTGTTTCAAATATAAATCAAGTCACAGGCGACTTCACACATTATGAAGGCTCGAGTGAGAACATCTTTCGACTTATTAAAAACGGTTTACTAAAATACGATATCGAAGTAGTACCAGTTTATATTATGAGAGATCCTATTCAGAGGAGTTGGTCTTCTTGGAATATGATTGGAGGAGGTAAAATTCCAAATCGGTCGTTAGCTTCACGATTTGTCATGAGCAATTTCATATCATGTAAATATAAAGAAACTATCGAAGCTTTGGACAGTGTGTTCGCAAATCCGCTCTACTTCTTTTATGAGGATTTTTTTACTCAAACCAATATCAATCAGATATGTGACGAGTTAGAAATTTCTCGACATCCAGCAGAATGTGATAATAAAGCAGGAGCTTCTTCCTATAAGAAAATGCCAAACAGTTTCGTCAAGGCTTTTGGTAAATCTTTAAAGAATAAAGAGGCTGCTAAATATGTTTTTGAAAGATTTGAAAATGTACCATGGAAACTCGAGGATTATTCGTAGATCTACTCTCGATGAAGATATTCGCTTAACTTTTCTTGAAGGTTTAAATAGGCATACGAACATGCATTACTTTGATCGTAATGCGCCTACAAATAAAACAGATGAAGCTGTGCTTGAATTTCTCGACAGAGAACAGTTTAATTGTAACAAAACTCATATTGAATATTGGTATCAGGCGTATAAATCTTCTGGAGATTTGTGGCCTCATGTAGATTTTAATGAAAAGCTTCGGCACAGAATTGAGGCTGGAGAAAAGTTGAAACCAGAAGAATTAATGTCTCCAATTACCATATCGTGTTACTTAGAAGCAATCGATCTTGAAGGCGGAGAATTTTGTATTTCTGAAAGAAGTTGGTTAGACTATGAAAAAGAACTGAGCCCTCCGGAAGTTTTAAAAGAAGAATTGTTAAAATATACACACGAGTCTTTTCAACCTACCGAAGGTGCGGTCTTATACTTCGAAGGCAGTCGATACTACCATTGGGTCAATGAAATCAAAAGCGGCTCTCGCAAGAGCATACTCATCAATTTCTGGGACAATTGTAGTCTTAACTCCACTTCGCCCAATTAATTTCTAATGTCTATATTACCAGAAATAGAAATACGATGTTCGTCTGAAGTTTGAAACGGATATACCTGATGCTTAAGATAATTTGGAAACATAATAAGAGAACCTTCCCATGTCTTATCAATATCTAATTGAGTCGTACTAATTCCACCGTCTAATGAGTTATAAATGAATTCAAACTTTGATGCAACTTTATAGTTTGATTCTCTTACATTTGGCATATTTAATTCCTCTTCTAAATCATAAGGAATTGCAATCCATATCACCCATGAAATAGCTTTGTGGTGAAAATGTATTGGATTATATTCGTGTTTCTTCTGAAAATTTACCCAAGCATCATTATCAATGACATAATTATGATTTTCATAAAAATTAAATTTTCTTCTATATTCAAGAAACGTTTGCTCTATGCATTCTCTAAACTGCCCGTTAATAACATACTGAAATTCTGTTTCTAATTGCCCAGCTAAATTAGTATTGTATTTTTCCGGATTATTATCAACTTGCTTTTGCAAGTCACAAGTCAACTCAGCAAAAATAGAAACTGGAATTCTTGTTTTAAGAACTCCTGGGTTATAAAGTTTTATTTCTGAAAATTCTAAGTTCATAATTTCACCGATAATAATTTAGTTAATAGTAATTGTAGAGGTGTCTTTACATATGCTCATAGTACCTTCGCAACAGATATTCCAATCTTGACCTGTCTTTGCCCCACGGCTTGGAACATTAATGATAACATTTTTACATAGATATTCTTTACCATCTTCGAAAACGCGCCAGACATGATCTTCTGTCCCGCGATTAGGTTGTCCTCTTGATTGATTGAATCTTATCATAAACTCAGACATATTAGATTATTTCTGCTGTTGCATCATATACTATAGGTTCAATGTACGGACGTGTACCAATGTTCATGTGAATAAATTTGAAAGGTTTGGTTGATGTGTTACGAGTAAAGCTATGCGGTAGCCAGGAATTTGCAAACATTAGTTGACCAGGAACTGGCGTAAAATTAATAGACGATGTTGCTGTGGTAATGTTAGAAGAATTATGTTCGTATAGTGGTAACATAAGTTTCATTGGTCGCGGATCATGAATCACCATTCGCGGAGGATCTTTCGGGCACTCTAAAAAATAAAAAGCAACTAACTGACAGTCGCTGTGATTATGATACTCCATTGATGAATACTTATGGTGTTCTTGACTCCAACATTCGGTAAGATAAGTCGAAAGTCCATTCATGTTGTATCCTTGATCGCTCAAAAGATTCCATGCTGTGTTTAATGTGTACTGTATCAGTGGAAGAAGATCTTCTTCGTTAGACACATCTGCTTGCACGACTGGATATACATCGTTTATTTTTGTTATTTTGCGCGCGGCCCTTAACGCCGCATTTGATGCTGCTCTTGAGAAATCAAGAAGTTCTGGCTTCATAATACTATAGATAGGTGAGCTAAAATACTGCCACTGATCAAGTATGTCTGTCATAATAAAATCCTTATGTTATGTATATTGGGAAAGATCAGCCTCTATCACTGTATCTAAAAACAGTCGGTTTCCAATCTTATTCCAACCACTGTTGACTTGATAAAATATATTTAAACCGTTGTTCAAACCATACTGAATAGCCCAACTAAGTATTTCGGCTGTTAGCGGAGCGCCTGCTTCAAGCAGTTGTAAAAAGCTAAGATCAGGATTTTCGTGTTGTCTCCAAACCATAATTACGTTTGATTCGTCTGGTTTCATCCACATCGGAATAGTATCAAGACCGAGTGGAAACTTTTCATTTCCTAACCATACACAGCTAAACGATTTGCACGGATTCTCAGGTCGTTGTTCATGTATCGAACATCCTTTTGTAGTTACAAAATGACATTTCCTTCCTGGCCAAAATTGATGGCCAAGAGCTTCTCCAGTTAACCAACCGCAGCACTTCGTGCAACTTCCACATTCTCTTGTCATATTATCTCACTTAAATTGAGGACCAGCTAACCATACTACTAGAGTTTTACGAATGCCTTTTGTCACAGGAGTTACTCTGTGTAAAATAAAGGACGGGAATGCAACTACTAAACCTTTTTGTTTTGTGACTTGAGTCGGCACGGGTGCATCAAATATCTCAAGATCTCCCCCCTCGTATTCAGAAGGATCAGATAATTGTATTACAAGAGATAATTTGCGAGGCGCATTCGTTGCATTTCCACCTCTGTCAAGATGCCACGTATAATGATCGTCTTTTCCATCGTATATAGTATACTGAAAGTCCTCTACAAATCCCCATATATCTAGATTGAAGAATTCACCGTTCAGTTGTCTTGCTATGAAAGCAATTCTATCATATATAAAATTAGTCTCGGGCGTAAGATTTATCCAACCTATTTTAGATGATCTAACTGCTTCTTCAACTTTACTATCAGGTCCAACACTAGCAGATTTGATCGTGAGACTATCACCAATACTAACTATTTTATCGATCTCTTCTTCAGTAAAACCATCACGCCATGATGCAAAAGAAATTTCTGGTATACCTAACGATGGAGAAGGAGCTATTTGATATACTGCCATTATTTACGCTCCCAAATATTATCTCGATAATGGGATTCATGACTTTGAAGCTTTCTACGTGTACCTTTGAGTGCTTTCAGTTCAGTTTCATTGAATGCTCTACATACATTTTTCGAAAACAAAGTATCTCTTTTAATTGGAATAACCTGCATTAACGGTGTACCAGCAGGTAGAATACCTTTAAAATTGGGTTCGTTCCAAACAAATGGAAAGTTAATAAACTCAAAATAACCATCGCAGTCTACCATACCCGAAAAACAAGTAAATCTTGGATCAGGTCTATTTAATGGTGGAACAAACAACAGTGAGTATCCTTTCGGGCAGTTGATTGCCCACCAGTTCATGAATTTAATTGGAGGTTTTGGTAAATGTGGAGCGGGGCATTTGTCAGATGTTACTTGCCACTGTAAATGATTCTCGATCATTGCTCTCGGATATTTGCTGTTGTATTCAATGAACGAACAATCTTCATTCGAAGTGATTTCAACATCAGCAACGAGTGGAATAATCCAACCCGTGATCATCGCATCAAGAAAAGGTGGGCATCTTTTGAGAGTAGATTGATCAAAGCCTACATCCTTCTTCATTGGCAAAGCTTTATACCATTCTGGTATCAGTTTGCGGGCAGGATAAGGTTCTGGTATATTTCCTAAATCATCATCATAGCAAAGAAATTCTAGTTTAGGCTCATTCTTTTCAAAAAACGAAAACATCAATTTTGTCCATTTCCAGGTTTTTCATAGTGTATTCCACCAGATTCAATAAATTTTTTACATTGCTCGACGTCGCTTGCACCTCTCAGAATATGATCATCATGCAAACTAAAATGTAAGCTTGAGATCCATATTCTGAGATGTGGTGGAAGTTTGTCATAGCAACGCATTACCAATGCCATTCTTTGTATGTTAACATGTTCCAAATGAATGACTCTATTATATATATGTAAATTACAGGGCTGCTAGTTCGACTAAGTTGCTCTCTGTGATGGCATCTAAGCCAATCAATGCTTGTTTGACTGCGGTAAAATCGTCATGTTTTTCATCGTAGATGACAAATGGAAAATCAGTAAATTCTCCAATATCCCATGTATTTAGAGCATTGAATACAGATTCGTATTGACTACTATCGTTGTATGATAAATGAGTAAACTCAATGTTATTATCCTGTAGCCACTGATAGGCTGCAGCAGAGTCGTTGCCACCTGTCGTAGTCAAACCAGTATAAAGATAAACGTCTTTAATTCCTACTAGCATGTATTGTTTCCTTTTTGTTATTTGTGCTAAAATGTTACACTCATCGTACCATTAGCGCTGCCTGTTCCAATATTTATAGAAACTATTTGATATGGGTATACTTTTACTGATACTGAATTTGTCGTAGTACCAATATTACCAGCGTTTCCTGATGCTCCAGGATTTGATGTGCCGGCTGTTCCGGCGGTCGCTCCAGTTCCAGCACTACCTGCTGTGCCAGTATTTCCTGCTGCTCCTGCGCCTCCTGGATTTCCAGCCGCACCATTTGTAGCTCCAGTTCCAGCTGCTCCTGTTGTGCCAGCATTACCAGCAGCTCCGGCACCGCCTGGGTTTCCAGCCGCACCATTTGTAGCTCCAGTTCCTGCATTGCCAGTCGCTCCAGCATTTCCTGCTGCTCCTGCACCTCCTGGATTTCCAGCTGCACCATTTGTAGCTCCAGTTCCTGCATTGCCAGTCGCTCCGGCATTTCCTGCAGCGCCGGCATTACCAGGACTTCCTGCTGCTCCTGGATTTGCTCCAGTTCCTGCCGCTCCTGTTGTACCAGCATTTCCGTTGGCTCCTGCACCGCCTGGACTTCCTGCTGCTCCTGGATTTGCTCCAGTTCCTGCCGCTCCTGTTGTACCAGCGCTTCCTGCAGCGCCGGCATTACCAGGACTTCCTGCTGCTCCAGCGTTTGCTCCAGTTCCTGCGGCCCCAGTATTTCCAGCACTTCCATTGGCGCCTGCATTACCAGGACTTCCTGCTGCTCCAGCGTTTGCTCCAGTTCCTGCGGCTCCTGTATTTCCTGCGCTGCCTGGTGTTCCTGCATTACCTGAACCACCGGCAGCGCCCGAAAGAAGTCCTCCATTGCCGCCTGCGCCGCCGTTGCCGTTAGTAGCACCACTTATGTTGCCTGAATTACCCGCGGTACCAGCATTGCCGGCGCCGCTACCACCTTGCTTTAAAGTCCAACCCGATGCTCCGCCTCCGCCTCCGCCGCCTCCGCCGCCTCCGCCTACACCAGCGTTGCCAGGAGATCCGGAGTTACCCGCCGTACCACCAGCTCCTCCTGCACCACCGGCGCCATTTGTTCCTGGGTTACCAGCATTGCCAGTGGCTCCTGGATTCCCAGCATTTCCTCTTGCACCGCCTGCACCACCAGCACCGTTATTTCCTGGATTACCAGCATTGCCAGTGGCTCCTGGATTACCAGCATTACCAGCAGCACCGCCTGCACCACCAGCACCGTTATTTCCTGGATTGCCGGCATTACCAGTGGCTCCTGGATTACCAGCATTACCACCAGCTCCTCCTGCACCACCAGCCCCATTGGTGCCAGGATTGCCTGTTCCTCCAATACCACCAGATGTCCCAGCTGTACCACCAGCACCACCAGTTCCTGCAGCTCCATTATTACCGGGATTGCCTGTTCCTCCAATACCTCCGGAAGTACCGGCCGATCCTCCGGCGCCGCCTGTACCAGCAGCTCCATTGTTACCGGGATTGCCTGTTCCTCCAATACCACCAGATGTCCCAGCTGTACCACCAGCACCGCCAGTTCCTGCAGCCCCATTATTTCCGGGATTGCCTGATCCACCTGGATTTCCAGAAGTTCCGGCCGAGCCAGCTGCTCCGTTTGTAGCATTTCCTCCAGCCCCACCAGTACCACCGGTTCCACCTGGAAAATTAGCTAAGGAACCAAACGTTGAAACGTTGCCTGGGTTTCCACTTGATCCCGGATTTCCGTTTGCTGCGCCAGTCCCAGCATTACCAGCAGCTCCGGCACCGCCTGGATTTCCTGCTGCTCCTGGATTAGCTCCAGTGCCAGCATTACCATTTGCTCCAGTATTTCCTGCTGCTCCGGCATTTCCAGGGCTCCCTGCTGCCCCTGGATTAGCTCCAGTGCCGGCATTACCATTTGCACCTGGATTTCCTGCTGCGCCGGCATTACCTGGATTGCCAGTAGATCCAGCGGTTGCCCCTGTTCCTGCATTACCATTTGCTCCAGTATTTCCTGCTGCGCCTGCATTACCTGGATTTCCTGCTGCTCCAGCAGTTGCCCCTGTACCTGCGGCCCCTGTTGTGCCGGCATTACCATTAGCACCGGCACCGCCAGGACTTCCTGCTGCTCCGGCGTTTGCTCCAGTTCCAGCCGCCCCTGTTGTGCCGGCATTACCATTGGCACCAGCTCCACCAGGACTTCCTGCTGCTCCAGCGTTTGCTCCAGTTCCTGCTGCTCCAGTATTTCCAGCATTTCCATTGGCCCCAGCTCCACCGGGACTTCCTGCTGCTCCAGCAGTTGCCCCTGATCCTGCGGCTCCAGTATTTCCAGCACTTCCATTGGCACCCGCACCACCTGCACTCCCTGAATTACCAGTCACTCCGCTACCGCCGCCTCCGCCGCCGCCACCGCCGCCGCCGCAAACGCACCCCCCAAGATTTGCGCTTCCACCAAAGCCACCATTTCCTCCGCCAGGAGAGCCTCCGGCGCCGCCGGGGGCAGAACAAGGCGCAAATGGGGTGCCAAAACAACCGCAGCCACCGCCCGGACTACCACCGCTACCGGCTCCGCCACCGCAAGGTCGGGCTGAACCTTGTCCGCCGCCTCCTCCCGTACCTGCGCTACCGCCAGTGCCACCAGCACCGCCGGCACCATTATTTCCTGGATTTCCAGAGTTTCCTGTGGCACCTGGATTCCCAGCATTTCCTCTTGCACCGCCAGCACCGCCGGCACCATTGGTACCAGGATTACCAGAGTTTCCTGTGGCACCTGGATTCCCAGCATTACCAGCAGCACCGCCAGCACCGCCGGCGCCATTTGTTCCTGGGTTACCAGCATTGCCAGTGGCACCTGGATTCCCAGCATTACCAGCAGCACCGCCTGCACCACCGGCACCATTAGTACCGGGATTGCCGGAGTTTCCTGTCGCTCCAGCATTTCCAGCAGTACCACCAGCACCGCCAGCTCCGCCAGCACCATTCGTACCTGCATTGCCAGTGGCACCTGGATTCCCAGCATTCCCTGCAGCACCTCCGGCTCCTCCTGGGCCGCCAGCACCGTTTGTGCCAGCATTTCCTGATGCGCCGGGATTTCCAGATGTTCCAGCTGTACCACCAGCACCGCCAGCTCCGCCGGCCCCGTTTGTGCCAGCATTTCCTGATGCGCCAGGATTGCCAGATGTCCCAGCTGTACCACCAGCACCACCAGTTCCTGCGGCCCCATTATTTCCAGGATTACCAGCATTGCCAGCAGTACCAGGATTGCCTGCATTACCAGCGTTTCCATTGCCGCCACGACCAGATATATCTATAGAATATACGCCTGCAGGAACGACGAATGTTGCGGGGGCATTGAATACTTGTGTGGCTGGAGCAGCCTTACCTGAAGCTCTAAATACATTTAATGGCATCGTATAACCTTCTTATTAACCTGTATTTGCAAGAGATAAGGCACCGAGATATGTTGTACCTCCGTCGAGGGTAAAGAAACTGAAGACATCGATTTTATTTGCACCAGTTGACATCGTCGGTGTCGAAGCATTCGGATATTTAACAGAAGCCGGCCACGTGATTATTCTCGATCCCGTGGCGTCTTGTTTACAATGAAGTGTGAAACTGTATGCATTGCCCGATGCAGGAGGATTTGAAAATGTAATTGTAATAGACGCGTTGGCCAATGTCAAATCGAATACGTTGGATAGTGATAAATCTACAGTGTGAGTAGTTGTTGTTATAGTATTGGCAACAACTGCTTCTTTGTATGAAGCAAGCTTAGGATTACTTAACACATTATTTGCCATTGCAACGTTGGCATTAAGAGTAGTAATACCAGCTACTTGTAGCGTCGAGGTTACGTTGGCAAAACCAGTGATCGTAGTATTACCGGCAGCAAGGGTGGTAATTCCAGATGCAGCACCTGCGGCTACAAGAGACGAAACAGCAAGTGGTTGACTGTTTGTAGACCAGCGATCATTTGTTTCATCCCAGACGAACTGAACGTTGGCAGACGTCCCGCGCATGATCTCGAAGCCAGCATTCTCAGTAGGAGGATTAGCTCCAAGATCTGCATTCAGCGTAACAATATTATCACCAACGTCGAGTGTTGTGGTGTTCACGTAAGTTCTTGTACCGGAAACTGTCAGGTTACCCGAGAGTGTAAGATCGGCGATTGATAATGTGGAATTCACATGAATACCAGTCGTATTGACCGTAAGTGTTGGCCCAGCAGTTACTCCAATTGTACCACTAGTTGTAATCGTTCCACCAGAAAGTCCATTAGCCGTGGCGACTGAGGTTACACCTCCACCGGTGGCACCTTGAGCACCTTGAGCGCCTTGAGCACCAGTAACACCTTGAGGTCCAGCAACACCTTGAGCACCAGTTGCGCCAGTTGCGCCTTGAACACCTTGAGCGCCGGCAACACCTTGAGCACCAGTTGCGCCAGTTGCGCCTTGAACACCTTGAGCGCCAGCAACACCTTGAGCACCTTGATCACCCGTTGTGCCTTGAGCACCAGTTGCGCCAGTTGCGCCTTGAACACCTTGAGCGCCAGCAACACCTTGAGCGCCTTGAGCACCCGTTGTGCCTTGAGCACCTTGTGCACCGGTTGCACCTTGAGCACCTTGAGCGCCTTGAGATCCGAGAGTAAGTGAAGCACCATTTAAAGTTGTAACTTGAACAATATCACCAGCAATCGCATTCGATGTAAGCGTTAAGACCGTGGTATTTGTCGTGTTATAGTCAACGGCCGCAATCTGACGCGAACCATTAATGAAGACGCTTTCAAGCCCTAAAGTATATACGAATGTGTTTGATGTGTCGTCTAATCCTGTAAACACCGTGGTATTCGATGTGACAGTAAACGTATAGGTATTCATGGTAGCAGCATTTGCCGTACCGCCTGAGCCCCAATAAACTCCTGTTCCATTCGATGAAAGAACTTGGCCGTTGGATCCAGAAGATCCGTTGGCTACGATCGTAGTGACAGCGAGAGAAGAGAGATTTGAACCAACTTCAAAGATGGCATTCGCAGCATCTGAAGAGAAGACTTTACGGTCAGTTAGGTTGACTGCAAATTCACCGTTATCAATAAAGCCGGAATTTGCTACGTCAGTAGTATTAGCTGTACGACCAGAAATTGTCGTGCGCTTAAATTGAAATTTATTTGCCATTCTCAACCTCTATATAGAGCAACGAAGCGGTTATGTAACCCCTAATATTCTATTTATACAGAAGTATCTTCAGCTTTTTTATTTTTATTTCCAAGCTTTTCAAGATCAACAATTTTTGCTTGAAGACTGGTCATGGTTTTATCGGCCATGACCAGTCTTGTTTCTAGCATGATGTTCTTACTTGTAAGATCATGTACACTCGCGAGTAATCGATTGATGTACTCATTTACAAATTCAGCTTCCATAAATTAGAATGTCCCGCCGTCGAGGGTTGCGTATACAACTGCTGTACCGTTAGACTGAAGCACGAATCCAGTAGAGCCAACAGCTAATTTTCTAAAACCGTTCGAAGAGTTAGCAACTAAAATGTCTTCTGCAGTAACAGTCGCGAGTCCAGTACCACCGCTTGTTCCAGGCAGTGCAGTCGAAAGACTCAATGTATTCGCTGTGATACCAACCGCGAGTGTCGAGTTCGCAGTAAGAGTAACGTTAGTCGCGTTCGAAACCAAACCACCAGAGTTTAGGAATGCTTGTAATGTAGCAGTAGTATAACCGGCTGCTGCAGTGTCTACAGTTGTTGTAGGTTCTGTTTGAGAACCAGCAAAGAGCTTATAAACGCCATCTGTAGCATCACGGAAAAGACCGGTATATTTAGCTCCAGTGGCACCGTATTGACCATAAAGACCGATATCAAGAATGTCGGTTGTTGCGTTTCCGTTTGCAAGCTCGATCAGCGAATCTTGGACTGTCAGGTTGGTAGTATCGATTGTCGAAAGCGTACCGAGAACAGTCAGATTTCCGGAAAGAGAAAGATCTGTAATCGAGAGTGCAGTATTAACATGGAGTCCAGCAGAGTTGACCGTGAGTGTTGAACCAGTGGTAAGGCCAACTGCATCTGCAGTGACATTAATACCGTTAGCAGCACCAACATGAACTCCAGTCGCGTTAGCTGTAAGACCATCACCGCCAACAACGTTGATACCAGCGCCATCAACAGAAATACCGTTAGCAGCTTTGGCAAAGACGCCTGAAGTATTCGATACAATACCGTTGTTTGCTACAACAGCAATCGTGGCTGCACCACCTTCACCAGATGAGGATCCAGAAATACCGTTACCAGCTGTGATAGTAGCAACATAGTCGCCTGATGTACCCGAACCAAGAGCAACGTCGCCTGAAAGTTGCGATGTGGCAATTGAAAGTGCAGCAGCATTGACATAAACGCCCGAGGTATTCGAAACAATCGTACCGTTACCAGATACGACATGCACACCTGTTGCGTTCGAAGCAATACCAGCTCCGGCAACAACAAAAACGCCTGTTGCGTTTGCAGATAGACCGTTATTTGCAATAACGTGTACGCCTGAGGTATTTGAAGCAAGACCGCTATTTGCAACTACAGCAATCGCGTCTGCAGAGACGCTGATACCGTTACCAGCACCAACATCAAGAGTTACCTCGCCAGATGTACCGCCACCAGTAAGACCAGAACCGGCTACGACTGATGTAATATCACCATCTTGAGGTGTTACCCAGTATACAGCTGTTCCGTTCGATGCAAGAACTTGTCCTGCAGTACCATTTGTGCCATTTGCATTAAGAGCAACGTTAGTTCCAATATTGATCTGTGTGGCATTTGCTACGAACGCCGTACCAACACTCACAATCGCTGCGTTCACGGTGCCTGTAGAGAATACACCGGTGGCATTCGCAACAAAAGAATTAGAACCAACGACGAAGTTACCGCCAGAGCCAGCAAGAACGCCGCCGGCAACAGACAGTTTATTATTGGTATTATCAAACGTAAAGTCTGCGTCTCCGGCTAATGCGCCAGAATTATTAAATTGAACTTGTGTATTTGAACCAGATACGCCAGAAGTAGGAGTTTCCCAATAAGCGGCTGTTCCATTTGAACTCAGTACTTGTCCGTTGGTACCCGTCGAACCATTGGCTGTAACTGTTGTCACAACAGCGTTAGCAACAATAATCTTGTCGATACCAGAGGTACCATTCGCAACGAGTGCTTGGTTGGCGGTCAGTATACCAGGATTAAATTTACCGGCAATGGTGATCGAAGCACCATTCGAACCAATAAATAAGTGATCGCCATTTGCTGTAAACGCTAATTCACCGTTAGCTAATGTTGGCGCATCAGCTGTCGTTAACGACCTTTTAATTTGAATTAAATTGTCTGCCATTTGGCTATTCCTTTTAGGTTAAAATGATCCGCCGTCGAGATCTACTGCTAGATCCGCGAATGACAGTTGTCTCACCTCATATTTATCATTTTGAGAATTGTAGATTAATGTAGCGCCATTGGCGGCTTCAACGACGCTGACGTCGAGTATGTTTTCAATACTTCGTATTTCTTGAATTTGATTTTTCAGAGTAATAGGACCAGCAGATGATAATCTGCCGTTGTTATTTGTAATTGTAGCGACTAAACGAGATGCACCTGCCATTATCTTGTAACTCCTGGTGTAACTGTGACGATACCTTCAACAAGACGAGAAACTGTTCCGCTGCCATCAGTCAACTCACAGTCATATACGTATCTTCCGGCTGTAAGGCCATTTGTGGTATTTGCCGACATCGAAAGAGCGACGACGCCAGTCACAGCAGTAATCGAAACTGTAAATGCGGTTTGAGCGGTCGAAGTATAATGCTTACGCATCTGAGCGGCACCTGTAAATCCTGTAAGATTTACGATGTTACCATTTTCATCAGTCACATCAATAGACGTAGCAAATGAAGTGCCTTGATCGATAATGATATTTGCTTTCAGTGCCATTTAATTCTTCCGCTATGTTTATTCAAAACTATAAGATGTTACAGTTATCACCCAATATTTAGTTTCTGCACCATTTGATGCTGATACGTTAAACGTTTGTTCATTGAAACCACCTGTATAAGCTGCTACAAGTTCAATTGATGAAGCACTTCCTCCACTTGCAACACTGGCGTATCCACTAAATCCATCTCCTCCAGTATAAGTCCAAACTACGCTTGAAGAAGCTGTGATAGTATAACCTGCTTGGGAACCATACGCTTCGGCAGTGTCAAAAGTCGGAGATGATATTGTGCCGCCCACGGGACTAAAAGTAACTAAGGCTACATCTGCATACGGACGTATTCCTACATATTGCCACGTAGATCCATTCCACATTTTAACGGCGGCAAAATCTTGGCTCCCGACCCACGACGAGCCGTTCCAATATTTAACAGGTTTAGCAGATAGGAACGTTAGCGGCACTTATTATTCTCCTGGCTTAGATGGCCAAACAACGTCTGCTGCATTTGTATAAGTCTGAGGAAGATCTCTTAAAGTTTGACGATATGTAGCCCAAGCAGTTTTATCTCCAGGCCAATCTGCCATTTGAGTATAGTCAGATAAAGCTAGAAGATTATTTCTTTTCGATCTAATTTGTTCCCAAGTAATTACCACGACTCGATCTTGCAAAACAAGATTTCCTTGTGATAAAACCAATTCTTTATTTTGCATATTCATACCATGGAGAAACTGCTGGTGTTGCTCTGCGGTAATTTCAACAATATCTTGCGGCAATGACGGATACCCAAAATCAGTATCGTAAAAACCTTTTGTTGTTGGGCTGTAGTAAATTGTCATTTTATTAATATCCCATTGCTAACCAGTAACCGGTATGAGAACTTTCATCTCCGTTAAACCAACTGAAACCAGTTGTTGATACACTAAAAATGGTTGCACCTTTAGAAGCCTGTCCAAATACGCCTGTATCTCCTACGCCATTCATCACAGCTCGGGCAACCGCGGTGAACGATGTTGGAAATGATCCAGATCCTGTAGTATTTGGAGTAACAGTTACTGTTCCCCACTGAATAATTGCTCCGTTTGGCAACTTAGTCCATCCATTTGACGAGAGACTTTGTGTATATCCTGTAGTTCCTGCAGTGTCAATCCAGATATCACCAGCCGCTGAAGCAGTAGGTTGAGTCGCTGTTACAAAAACTTGGCCGCCACTTGTAAATCCTGCGGTGACGTGTCTTAGAATAGGCGCGACAGCACCAGATGCACTTCCTTGGGCACCTTGTGGTCCGGTTGCACCTTGAGCACCTGTTATACTTGAACCTGCCGCGCCTTGAGCACCAGTTGCACCTTGTGCTCCGTTTATTCCAGGAGATCCTTGAGGACCAGTTGCACCTTGAGCGCCTTGTAATCCTTGAGCACCTTGAGGACCAGCAACTGAAGATGCTGCACCTTGTGCACCTGTAAGGCCTTGCGGTCCCTGTGGTCCTTGGATACCTTGCAAACCTTGGGCGCCTTGAGGACCGGCAACGGTTGAAGCAGCACCTTGAGCACCAGTTGTTCCTTGCGGTCCCTGAGGTCCGATAATTCCTTGTGCACCTTGTGGTCCCGTCGGTCCTTGAACCGAAGGTCCTTGTGGTCCTTGAGAACCAGTTGTTCCCTGTGGACCCTGGGAACCAGTTATTCCTTGCGCGCCTTGTGGACCAGGAACTGTCGAAGCTGCGCCTTGAGCACCAGTTGGTCCTTGAGAACCGGTAGATCCTTGTGCACCTTGAGCACCAGTTGCACCTTGCGCACCTTGAGGTCCAGCAAGTTGCGTCCACACCAAGTTAGCTGTCGCTCCACTTGATGCAAGGACGAAACCTGTTGTTCCAGCAGATTGTGTAGGTAGAAGGTTATTGATCGATCCGCCTGTACCGCCCCGAGATGTAGGAAGTGTACCGACAGTAATAGCAGATGCATCAACAAATACGCCTGCCGCGTTTACTGTTAAACCAGCATTCGCTACAAAACTAATCGTAGGATTTCCAGAAACGCCGTTGCCGTTTGTTACGCTAATGCCGTTCGTAGAAGCAATCGATACCGTAGTACCTGTTCCTGTACCAGTTCTGACTACGATACCATTCGCCGAGATATTGTATACGGTGTTAGCATTGCTTGCTGTACCAGTATAGAGCGACGAGTTAACGCCTGCTCCACTCGGGAAATTCACCGTATTTGTAACGGTGATATTGTTTGCAAAGACATCAAAGCGAGCAGTCGTAGTACCAAGTGCACCACCGTTTGCATCTGGTCGTAGTGTTCCATAAGATGTCGTATTAAATACGAAAGCATTGAAACGGTTTGAAGTATTACCGAGTGGCTGCTGATCTGCAATCAGAAGAACCCCGCCTTGACCGATGGTAACGTTGGCGTATACAAGAGAACCATTTACTACAAGGTTACCAGATACAACAAACAAGTCGTTTTTAAAGTGCGCGTTGGCTTCTACGTCGACACGATCATAGAAGATCGCGTTGCCAGAAGCAACTAGACCGTTATCAACCTTAAATCTATTATTTGCGCCTGACATATATTACCTTACTTAATGAATTGAGCAACAACTTTTGCAGCCGTGCTAGATCTTGTTTGATTGACATATACTCTTACGTTTGCAGTAGCCACGTTCGCAGAGAAAGTACCAAGTAAGCTGACTCCGGAATTAGCTGCAACAGGTGAAGAAACCGTACCATATGTTGTAAGCTGCGCAGTCGAATTATCATGAGCAAGTAGTACTTCAGAGATCTGTGTATTACCAGCATTTTTCAATTGAATGAGAAGTTTAGCAGTGCTATAGTCTGCCTTTGGATATTCGAAGACAAGAAGATCTGAACCAGTCGTAGCTCCAAGATTTCCGTTTGCAAAGATATCAACTACGTGCTCAGTCTTGAAAGTCACGATGTTTGCATGTGTAGCAGGACCAGTCACTGCGAGCGTATTCGCTAGAGCAGTTGCTCCTGTTACTCCAAGAGTACTCGAAAGCGTTGTAGCTCCAGTTACAGTGAGCGTATTCGAAAGATTCGTATTTCCTGTAACCGTCAGCGTATTTGCAAGAGCAACGTTCGAACTGACTGTCGCAGCACCTACAACAACAAGATGGCTTGTCGGCGTAATGGTAAGATTCGCAGATGCAGTGATCGATCCATTACCAATCGCCGTATTAAACGTTGCATTCCCAACAAGAACCGTAGTAGCATTTGCAACGACATTCGCTCCGACTGCAACAACTGTTTGGTTAGCAGTAACAATACCTGCAAAGAATCCTGTCGGTGTAACGTTAGATGTCGACGTTGAGTTGACAATGCTAACAATTCGAGTATTCGCTAAAACGGTATTACTACCTTCTGCGGTGAAGAATCGAAGCGATGTTAACTCAGAAGCGTTAAGCGTATTACCTACAAATACTCCGCTACTATTTGCTACAACGTTACCAATCGCACCTGTTCCAGTGATTTGCACTGTACCACCATTGGTAGCATTTGCCGTGACGTTTGCGCCGAGCGAGATCTGAATAGTATTGGCAGTAAAGATGCCAGTTTTAAATGCGTTCGGTTCGATGTTTGCAGTGGCACTCGAGTTAGCGATGCTAATGATTCGAGTATTTGCAAGAGTGGTGTTTGAACCTTCAGATGCAAGGAAACGAACTGATGTGACTTGTGAAGAGTTTAAAGTATTACCTACATGCAGGCCACTACTATTTGCAACCGTATTGCCGACCGTACCAGTTCCTGTTACTTGGATCGTGCCGCCGTTGGTAGCATTCGCAGTGACATTGGCACCAAGTGAAACTTGAATGGTGTTAGCTGTAAAGATGCCTGTCTTGAAACTGATAGGATCAATATTTGCAGATGATGTTGTATTGGCAATGCTAATGATCTGATTGTTTGCGAGTACGGTATTGCTACCTTCTGCGGCAAAGAATCGAACACTCGTCATCTGACTGTTCGTAACAGTATTGCCTACATATAGGCCGCTGCTATTTGATACACTGTTACCTACTGCTCCGGATCCTGTGACTTGGATCGTACCACCATTCGTGGCATTAGCAGTGACATTGGCACCTAATGTAATCTGAATCGTGTTCGCTACAAACAATCCAGTGCTAAAGCTAATTGGATTCATCGTAGCAGTGTTAGTGCTATTCGCGGCAACAACTGCGAATGCAGTTGCTGTTGTATTCGTGGTCGAGTTCGACTGAATCGTCAGCTTCGTTGTGTTAGCGACAAGGTTTGCACCAGTCAAACCAGCATGTAGACCGTACTGCCACATGAATGTGTTCGAAGAACCATTGGCAACTTCCAGACGAATTTCGGTCGATGTCACGTTGCTCAGAACAGTGTTCGTACTGATCATGAGATTCGCAAACGAACCGTTGACGTTTCCGCCTTTCATCCAGTTTGTTACGACGAGATTATTAGCCCCGAATGTTCCGTATAGCTGAGCTGTTCTTGGAAACGCAGTGTTACCCGTGTTTGCATACGTGCTATTTGCAGTGATGATTTCTGTCGAAAGCGCGTGAAGAAGTTCATTGGTCTCGAGGAGCCAAACCTCGAACGAGTCGGTAATTACATCAACATTAGCTACTGGTCTTGACATTAATTTCTTCCATTCACTACTTGTAAGAGTAGAGTTTTAATTTCTTTGAGATCGTCTTCGACTGCACTGATTCTATTCGATAGCTCTTTGCTATTCTTCGCTTTCGATCTCTCTGCTACAAACTTTGCATAAGATGCATCGTCTGTATTTATGAAAGCTCCAGTAGAAGTATCTTTCATGAATCCATCAGTTTCAGTCTTGACTAACATTATGCGGAAACTCCGATAACCTGAATAGCCTCTACCTTTGGAACAATGTGAGATTGCGTTGCAAGAAGAACGATCTTAATTTGCATCGATGTATAGCGATCGAACTCTACATATTCTGAGTTGACATATCTTACAGTGTTATCATTTTCAACATTGTTCCATGCAATATTTCTGTACTTCAGTTTATCGATAACAATATCTGATCTTGTAACTCCGGCCGACACGAGACTTGAAGTTGTAATGTTTCGATATGTGCTGATCGCAGTAGTATTTGCTGCCGAGACCACGAACACTTCATGATTACCAAAGTCTTGATCTTTGATTCGAATCAAGTCGCCAGCAGTCACTGTCGCCGAATGATCGCTTGTTGTAGTAATTGTATTCGAACCAGATGTAATTGATCCAGTTCCTGGAAGAGCGACTTGAAGTTCAGGAGCAGTATCAAATCCATATGTAAACTCGTAGAAGTCATTTGGATCTGTCGAGCTAAAGCGATCGATATTATCTTTTAATACAAGCGGAGTCCA